CATTGAAGTAATGAGTGAAGTTATAACAGAAGAACAGATACGGGAATATGAAAGAGACCTTGGTAATTGATAAGCCACTGAAGTTTGGCTGTGAGTTTTGTAAGCGTGAGTTCCTACGTGAAAGCACGATAATGAAACACATGTGCGAAACCAAAGATAGATGGTTAAGCAAAGATAAACAAGGTAATCGTATTGGATTTCAAGCATGGGTTCAGTTCTATAAAAAGAATACAGCAAGTAAAAAACAAAAGACCTACGAAGAATTTGTTAAGAGCGCATACTATATTGCCTTTGTTAAGTTTGGTAATTACTGTGTCAATGTAAACACGATCAATGTCAGTAGATTTGTAGATTGGTTATTAAAAAATCAGATTAAGATTGACAATTGGTGTAGTGATACTACATATACTAAATACCTAACTGAGTATATTAGAGTAGAAGATGCATTTGATGCCATTCATCGTAGTGTAGAAACTACAATTGATTGGGCAGAAAAAGATAACATACAGCCTAGAGATTATTTAAGATATGGCAATCCAAATCGTATATGTCAATTGATTACAGTAGGAAAGATTAGTCCTTGGATGTTATATTGTAGTGAGAGCGGCATAAAATTCTTAGAGACATTAAAGCCAGATCAACTTAAGATGGTTAATGATTATATTAATCCAGAGCAATGGGCATTGAAATTTCATAAAAATGAAGAACTTAAAAGACAAATCGCAGATACCCTTCATATCGCAGGCTACTAGAGTTAGAATCCCTTGGAAAAAAGGTGACACTATTATTAGTTGGAATGAAACATGTGCTTGGGCAATGGAACAGTACGGGTTGCCGGGAGACAAATTTACCACTCATCCAATGGAAGATTATATGGACTTCTATTTCAAAGATGAACGTGATGCTATCTATTTTAGCTTGAGGTGGGGGTGAATTGGCACAAGTAATACTTTACATTGATGCCGCAACAACCATAGGTATAGTTATTGAATTAAGAAAATTGGGATGGATTCAGGGTGTTGATTTTGATTTTGCTTACAATCAAAGTCAATGGGATAATATGATAGGAGAGATTCCAAAACAAACAATGTTTACTTTTTACAATGATAGTAATGCTAGTTATTTTATGTTAAGGTGGGGATGACACTAGAAGAAATGCTCAATAAGGCCGGCAATCAAATGGCCAATGAGATAGACCGTGAAATACTTTGGGGAATGTTACAAGGTATAGGTTGGACTCGGGTTATGTTACCAACTTATAGTAGTAATGAACAGGCTGTTGAAATTCTGTGTTGGTTAGAAGACAATTGTAAAGGATCGTATGAACGTCAAGGCAGAGACTTTATATTTGAAAGTCAAAAAGATTGTGAATGGTTTATGCTTAGATGGCAATGATATATGAACATTATGATTATGATGCCGGATGGGAAAACACTAAACCCGGCTGGCATGAATGTACTGTACGTGCTAAACATCTAGACAAGTACAATGAAATTGTTAAATGGTTAGAAAACAATATAGACAAACATGAAAGACATTGTAGATGGGGCATAACCGGTGATGACCTAATCAGCTTTAAATTTAGATATGAAAAAGATTATATTGTGTTTACGTTAAGGTGGAGTTAATGGCAACAATACCACACATTCGAGATTTTGATGACGATGATCCAGAGATTGATTTTCGAAAGAATCGTTGGAACTATTGGGAAGCATTGAAGAAAGTGCGTAAAGAATATTTGGAACAAAACAAAGAATTTGATGCATATGACTTTGAAGATTATCTAGTAGGAAAATATGGCTTAAAAATGAACATAGTTGGTGGTAACATAACCGATGGTTATCAGATTGTTGACGAAAAGAAATACCTAATATTTTTATTAAAATTCCAATGAATAATACACCTTTTCCCATAAAATCTTTACAAGATGGTAAATTTCTAGTATCATGGCCTAAGTGGGATAACATTAGGCAATTTGATACCAAGAAAAAATTACTTGACCTTTTATTCAAGGATATAGGTTGCGATGAAGTTGGTATAGGCATATTACTTATGAGTGATGAAGTTGATATTATGTGGATTAACTTAAACACTTGGGCGCAAGATATTAATGGTGATTACGCTAGATACCTAGAAGATATGTATGAGATTAAAGGTGTAGCATTTAATAGCAAAGATGAAGCAAATAAATTACAAGATTACTTAGAGAAGAAATATATTTGGAAAACACTACAGGCATAATATGGCACAAGATATAATGATTGATATGGAAACGCTTGACACAAGTCCTGATTGTGTTATACTAACCATTGGCGCAGTAAGATTTGATCCTAAAGGTAGTGGGGTTGTTGAGAGACTAGAGTTAAGACCCACAATTGAAGAACAAACAGAAATTTATAATAGGAGTATAAATGAAGATACATTACGATGGTGGAGTGAGCAAAGTCCGGCAGCTCTTGAAGAGGCTATGGGAGAAGATGGCAGAATTCCATTTAGAGAGTGTATGGAGATACTTTATAAGTTTTGTTGGAATCGCCGTGCTGTGTGGAGTAATGGTGCATCATTTGACGTGGTCGTGGCAGAGTCGGCCTGGCGAAATCTCGAAATGCGAACCCCGTGGCCTTTCTACACAGTCAGAGATACACGTACCCTGTACGAGATTGCCGGAGTAAGTCTTAAAGACGGAGGCCATGTAACTAGTCACAAAGCAGTTGAAGATGCCGAAAGACAAGCAATCGTTGTGCAAAAAGCGTATACTAAACTTATTAAAGCAGAGCTAGTAACACCACCAAAATGAGAATAGATTCAGACATTGATATTGACTTTGGTTCAAGGGATGAACTATTAAAGTTAATTCCTCATACACGTGCGGCTATGCGTAATGTTAAACCTATACGCAATCATGCTACAGGAATATATGTCACTGATATCCCATATGACCCTATCAATGATATTGCAAGCATTGATTATACAGTAGCAGATAAGCGTGGTTACTTTAAGCTAGACTTGTTGAATGTTCATGTATATGAGAAGGTACGTGATGAGAAGCATTTGATTGAATTGATGCGTGAACCTGATTGGAGTAAATTAACTGATAGTAAGTTTGTAGAACAACTGATTCACTTGAACAATCAGTATTATAATCTACAAAAAATGCCAGAACCAGTAGATAGTATTCCAAGATTAGCTATGTTTCTAGCTGTCATTCGTCCCGGTAAAAAGCATCTGATTGGTGAGAAATGGTCAGAAGTTGCTAAAACTGTATGGGATAAGGGAACTGACGGGTATGTATTTAAGAAAGCACACGCTATTGCTTATTCAAACTTAGTAGTGGTACACATGAATTTGTTAGGAGAGACGCTTGACAAGAGTAATACTGCGGCGTTTACTTCTACGTTTACTTAATTCGGCCATACTGCATACTGGACCGTGTATAACAATTAGACTTTTGTTGTTGAATGTACGTATATAGGGTTTAAATATAGCCCACTCTTGCTTTAAGAATAGATTAATAGGTATTAGTCTGTTACTTTCCCACCACCATATCTCACCTAATTCTAGGAATTTTTCTTTGATTGCAGAGTCTATAATAGATCCATAGTCATAGATTGTAGTCACCATCTCATCACGATTCTGTACAATTCCAACATAATCTTGGTTGGCATATGAACATACTGTTATGAAGGGGTGATTTTCGCTAAGTTTTTTGAAAAATTCGTTTTGGATCATTGTACTAAAAAGTCATTATATTTAGTATCGGAAAAAACCATTTAATAAAAGAATATATTTTCGACTAAATATAATATTAGGAGCCTACATTTGTGTATTCAACATCAGTATTTTATTACATCCAGCGCAATATTGTCGTTCTATTGTCAGGCTATTCACCTAGGAGATATATGCCAGTCTACGCCAAACCACTAACATTGCATAAAGGGGTTGATAATCAACTTCAATTCCAATTCCTGAATCAGGAACAGAAACCTGTTGACATTACAGGGAAATCTATTACTTGTAGAATCCTTAACTATGAAGGAAATCAGGTCCTTCTACAAAAAGCACTTACATTACAATTACCCGCTACGGGCATATGTGCATTAATATTGAATGCGGCTGACTTAGAAAACATTGATTCACAGAAGTGTTATTATACATTAGAGATTCCTGTTAATGAATTTGATTATCCTGTATTTGTAGACCAGAACGCAGGTGCACGTGGTGTATTAAATATTGTTAATAGCGTATTACCTAACTTTGTTCCTTCATATGAAATAACTATCCCTACCGGGCAACAATTTCCTAATACGAGCAATTCTGGTAGTAACACACTTACATACTATTCTAGTGTGCTTAGTACTAATGATAACCCAATTATAACTATCCAAACTGAATACATTGAATATTATGGTAATACAGTTATTCAAGGTAGTTCATTAGTAGATGCTGATTGGTATGATATTACAACAACTGACGATGTAGCAAACAATACGCAAACGGTTGGGTATGTGATTCAAGGATTTCATCCATATATTAGAATGGCGTTCACTAGCAACTCGGGTGCAGTGGCTAACATATTAACCAGATAATTGACCACAACTGTTGATTTGCTGTATACGTTTGTGTTATACTACATAAATGTTTGATATCCTATCAATAATTCCAGGCAAAAAGAAAAACACAAGTAGCGGTTGGACTAGCTTCAACGCTATTTGTTGTAGCCACTTTGGTCATAAAGCCGATCGTAGAATGCGTGGTGGTATCAAGTTTGATGGTAGTAACTGGTCTATGCATTGTTTCAACTGTGGTTATAAATGTAATTTCATACTAGGCAAGCCAATCAGCTATAAGACACAGAGTTTACTAAAGTGGTGCGGCATTGATGATATTGAAATTCAACGATGGAGTTTAGAAAGTTTACAACACAAAGATTTATTAGACTTTACTCAGCCTAAAAAGAAAGTAAAGATTAAATTTAATGACCACAAATTACCCAATGGTGAAATATTAGATTCAACTAATCCATTACATAAAGTATTCGCAGACTATGTGCAGGCTAGGGGTATAAGTACTACAGAATATCCCTTTCTAATTACCCCATCAGAAAAAGGTAGAATGGCTAATAGAGTCATTATTCCTTACACATATAAGAACAAGATTGTAGGCCACACAAGTAGATTCTTAGACAACAAAATACCCAAGTACTTAAATGAACAACAAGCCGGGTATGTCTTTAACATTGATATGCAGAAGCCTGATTGGCAAGTATGTATTGTTACTGAAGGTATCTTTGATGCATTAAGCATTGACGGTGTCGCAGTAATGCATGATGAAATTAATAGTGACCAAGCATTATTATTAAGCACACTCAACAAACAAATCATTGTCGTTCCAGACAGAGACAAAACAGGACTTAAAATGTGCGATAGGGCATTAGAGTTAGGATATCAGGTTAGCTTACCAGTCTGGGAAGCCGATATCAAAGACGTTAATGATGCAGTAGTAAGGTATGGTAAGCTACCCACTCTATTGAGTATACTTCAGTCGGCTACAAACAGTAAAATAAAAATAGAAATGCAGAGGAAGAAAATTGCAAGTAGATTATAATAAAGTAGAAGTACAAAAGTTGTTTTTACAAATGATGTTAACCAATGGGGAATTATATACCCGTGTGATGAACATTATGAATGCAGATAATTTTGATAAATCAATTAGGCCAGCCGCAGAGTTTATTAAAGAGTATTGTGGCAAATATAGTATGTTGCCAGATCAAACACAAATCAAAGCAACGACAGGAATCGACATTGAATTGATTCCTGAGTTTGGAGAAAAACACACTGAATGGTTCTTACAAGAGTTTGAACAATTCACTAAGAGACAAGAACTAGAACGTGCTATTCTTAAAGCCGCAGACTTACTTGAGAAGGGTGACTTTGGTCCAGTTGAGAAACTAATCAAAGATGCAGTGCAAATTAGTTTGCAAAGAGACATGGGAACAGATTATTTCTTTGATCCTAAGGCACGTATCAACAAATACTTCAATGCAGGTGGACAACAAAGCACAGGCTGGCCTCAACTTGATAAACTATTGTATGGTGGTTTCAGTCGTGGTGAATTAAATATCTTTGCAGGTGGCTCTGGTTCAGGTAAGTCATTGGTTATGATGAACATTGCATTGAACTGGTTGCAGATGGGACTGAGTGGTGTATATATCTCACTTGAATTGAGTGAAGAACTTACAAGTTTGCGTACTGATGCTATGTTAACTAGCATGAGCACTAGGGATATTCGTAAGAACATTGATGATGCACACTTAAAGATTAGAATGTCTAGCAAGAAGTCTGGTCAGTATCGTGTTAAGGGATTGCCTGCACAAAGCAACGTAAACGATATACGTAGTTATATCAAAGAAGTGCAGATCCAGACTGGTATCAAAGTTGACTTTGTGATGATTGATTATCTTGATTTGGTTATGCCTGTGTCTGTTAAAGTTAATCCTAACGATCAGTTTATTAAAGACAAATATGTTAGTGAAGAATTACGTAATTTAGCAAAAGACTTGGGTATATTAATGGTTACTGCTTCACAGTTGAATCGTAGTGCAGTTGAAGAAATTGAATTTGACCACAGTCACATTGCTGGTGGTATTTCAAAGATTAACACAGCAGATAACGTGTTTGGTATCTTTACAAGTCGTAGTATGCGTGAGCGGGGGAAATATCAAATTCAGTGTATGAAAAGTCGTAGTTCAACTGGTGTAGGTCAGAAAGTTGACTTAGAGTACAATATTGAAACAATGCGTATTACTGATGAGGATCCAGATGGATATGCTGACCAACAAGCAAAATATCGTCCATCTCCGAGTCCCAATGACATTATGAGTCAATTAAAACCCCAATCAACACTTATGTCTACTGAACCTATCATAGATCAAAAGACTGGAGAAATATTAGAACCCGACAACAAACGCATTGTAGCTGACGTACAGGGGTCAAAACTCAAATCTTTACTCAATTCCCTAAAGAAATAATTATCTAATAATAGCATAAATACTTGTAGGATAATTATATGCAAAAACAAACTCGCTCCCTTTTACAGGAACTAGAAGAACTCGGCAATAACCGTGATACAACTCACGTTATTGAGAGTAGGGCTCATAATATCATCAGTAGTGCCATTAATTTAATTGAAATGATTAATCGTCACTATCCTGAGGAACAAGCCCAACTACTAGAAAAGAAACTGTTAAGTGCTATCAAAAGCAAGGACAAAGCGAGATTTGCAAAATCTTTAAGGAAAAATCGTGAAACTGAATGAATTAAATCTAAATCAAGTAGTCGGTGACTATGGTGCCGCCGCACTGAAGCAAGTAGGTAATAGGATTACAGGCAAGGCTGAAGGTAACTTGTCAGTACAAGATAAGATTGCTAAAGATAAATTCATATCAGATTTTATCGGCAGAGCAAGTACTAATTTGAATAGTGCGATTCAGAGTGGATTAGTTGACCCTAAAGCAAAGGCTGCACCACAGGCAGCAGTTGCTAATCCTAACGCAAAGCCTAAACCAGTAATAAACAAAAAACCAACAGCTACACCACCTGGTCAACAGCCGGCGGCTCCTGCTTCGGCAAAACCAGTTGCGGCTCCTGGTCAACAGCCGGCGGCTCCTGGTGCACCAAAAACACCAGAGCAAATTAGAAAAGAAAAACAAGCCGCCGCCGGTCAAGTAGCACAGCAACAAATGGGGGCCAATCCTGCTCCAACTAAGCCTGGTGCACCGGCTGCTCCAACTCAGCCGGCAGCAGTACAACAATCGGGCATGACTCAAGATGGTAGACCACAATGGGATCCGGCTACAGGTAAGGGTGCTAAGTATGATGGTGTAACCGGAGAAGCTACTCCTGCCTATCAAGCCGAGTTAGATAAACAAAAAGCCGCAGGAGAAGAACAAGCAAAAGCTAGACTTGCCGCAACACAAAGCGCACAGCAAGCTACTGCATCTCCCACAGCTACTACGGCTTCAACACCATCAACTGCAACCGGTGCAAGTGCTGAACAAGCCGCACTTGATAAGATGAAACAAAAGAATCCTAAACTTGCAGGCATGATGGCACAGGCTGGAATGGATGCAGATGGGAATGATAAGATGACGCCACAACAAACTGCGGCACTTAAAGGTAGATTAAAAGCAGGTGCAGGATCAACTAGTGGACAAAGTGGATTTAAAAACTATGTTGGTGGTAGTGGCGAAAGAATGACGGGTGTTGATAAAAGCGGAGCCCCGATCTATCAAAAGATTCAACGTGAGGGAACATATTCTAAATTAGATTATATTTTAGAAAGTATTATTAATATCAATGAAGCTCCGGCGGCACAATCTATTAGTCAATACTTACAGAATATGTTTACTCAGTATTTAAAAGTTCCTATTACTGATCCTGCTGTAAAGACACAAGTAAAAAAATTAGCTGATATGGCACAGGCTAGCTATCCAAAAATGACTAGTGCTCTTACTCAATTAGCTAATTTAGGTTTTGCTAGTAGTTACAGTCAAGGTAGTGGTGCTGAACAATCCGCAACAGCTTCTGCACCGGCATCAGCATTCGATGCTATTAAAGCAGGTGTGCAACAAGGCATGGGTGGTACTGCTAGTGCCCCAACATCAACTACTTCTGGAACATCTACTTCTACCGCAACTACAGGTGGTGCTAGTACACCCGGAGCCGCTTCGGGTAGTCCGGAATATGACCAAGTAGTAACATTGATTAGCAAAATGTCTAAAGAAGAAAAACAACAATTACTTACCTTATTGACTAAGCCAGAGGCTGCTCCTGCAAATAATGCAGGTGCAGGAGCATTTGACCAGATGAGTAAGCAATTACAACAGCCAAAAACTACAGCTAATCCTATAGATACTCGACAACAAAAGTTGAATACTAATAAAGTTAAACCTGGTAATAAGGGTGCACCTACTCCGGACGAGCAAGCTAAATTACAGCAACGCATTCAACAACAATTGGCGACACAAGCATAATGAACTTATCTGAATCACTAGCATATTTACGTGATACTATTAACAGTATAAACACTGTTAACGAAGCCTTTACTGGCGGACATGCTCCCCACTTAGAAGATTCAGTATTCTTGGGTGGCACTCAAGGTGTTGCTGATGCTATCAATTCAGTTAACACTACTATTAAAAAGCCACAGACTGCAACAATTAAATGGGATGGTTATCCTGCATTAATTTTTGGTCACGGTACTGATGGTAAGTTTAGTATATCAGATAAACATATGTTTAACAAAACAGATGGTTCAGGTAGAGCAATATACAGTCCTGCACAATTTATTGAGTATGACAGGGCACGTGGTGTTGAGCGTAGTGGCTTGGCAGCTATTATTCCTTCAATATGGCCAGGACTAGCAACAGCGAGTAAAGGTACGTCTGGATATTATTGGGGTGATTTGTTATTCAGTCAACCACTAGAAAATCAAAATGGTGTATATGTTTTTAAAGCTAATCCAAAGGGCATCACATATACAGTAGATGCTAATAGTCAAATTGGTCAACAGCTTGCAGGTAAAGTTGCTGGCATAGCAGTGCATCAATATATTAAACCCGATGCTCCTGCTAAAGCAGAAAAAATGTCTGCTAAGGGACAAAAAGTTCATGCTACTGATTTTGCTGTATCATTAAATGGTAAACTAGGTGGATTAAAAGAAGATTCTGACGTTGCTATACTACCTAGTAAATTACCACAGACTCCCAAGATAGCAATGCCGGAGGCAGAACTAAAAGCTGTTAATGCTAAAATTAGTAAGTACGGCAAAGCACTTGATAAATTTTTAAATACTGATTACTTGGGTATACCATCTGATGGATTCAGAAACAACATGTTAGGCGTATATTTTAACAATAGAATCAGAGAAGGTAATCTAAATGACCTGTCTGATGGGTTCTATAAGTTCATTGAGAATAGAGCAATGAGCGGAGTTATGAAGCAGAAGTTATTGACTGGTTATGTGGATAAGAAAACAGGTAAACAATATCCTGGACATATTCCCGCTAACCCTGCAGGAGTACAAGCACTGATGGAAATCTGGTCATCTGTTTATATGTTAAAAACTGCTATATTAAATCAATTAAATCAAGCCGCAGAATCTAGTCCTGTACAGGGTGCATTAGATGACGGTACTAAAGGCCAAGAAGGATTCGTTGCTAACGGCTACAAATACGTAGATAGAATGGGTTTTAGCCGTCAAAACTTTGGTATTAAGTAACCAAAACCGATATTTTTTTGTGTTAGGCATAAATATATGTATGAGGCAGTAGGCTTCAAAACATTTAAGGAAATTTAAAATGGCACAATTTACAAAATCAAACGGTGACTTTCTACCGGTAATTAACTTTGATAGTCCAGCATACACAAACAGCGGTGCAAATGCTGTTACTTCTGGAGCTACAGTACAACCACAAGGTCCTAAGCTAGACTTTTTCACTGTTACGGCAGCTAGTTCTGGTGCTTTCACCGGTACTCAAGTTAGCTTGATTATACAAGCTACACAACAATTAGCTAC